GAGCACTCATTCAGGTGGTTTGCTCTAAAATGTGGTCCTATTGGGAATCATCTGCTTGTTCAGGTTCCATCCCCCATTCCCCTAGGTCAGGGTCAGGGAATGGGATTTTAGATTTGATGTTCCCCAATAGGTTGGCAGAATACTGCCTTATGGAATTTTCATGAGCAGCAGCCTCATCTGGGTCCGAAGTTGCTCGGAGCCCAAGATGTTTAACAACATTCACTAAACTGACTATCAAGTCAGAAGTTGATATGTTAGTGGTGCTGCGCAACAGTCCCATTCTTGCATTATCTATGATGACAGCTGGCCTGCCGTCATTAGTGCCAATGTCTAGCAATCTAGCCCGTTCGTTTAGAAGTGGCTCAAGATTGCTTCTGTAAAGCTGTAATTGAGATAAGGAATGCTCGAGAGTAGCGTGAGCTCGTTGCTCGGGCAAATCTTCTAATCCCAACAACTTTATAAGTTCTGGCTTCCTCAAGGACACTATTGCGTCCAAAGGGATGCCAGAAGCAATTAAATCGAAGACTCCAGTCTTCCCTTTTAAATCATTTATGTCAGCTACAAAACGGGCCCGAGGGGTTCTAAAAATGGTGCAAGACCCGTGGTTAGTCCTGCCCGTTCTCCCGGCTCTTTGTAGCAAATCTGATTCAGTCAAGCGGTAGTAGGCTTCTTTAGTTTCATCCAAAGTATGCAATACCGTAAAACCAATATCAGAAGTAATGACATAATCCACATTGGGCAGTGTCAAACCAACATCTGCAACGCTAGTGGAGAAAATTACTGTTCCAGCAGACATATCAGGGAACACATTTGTGCCAGAAGAAAGCACAAAATTTTTCCTGGGACACATTTCTGACATCTGGTGGCACAAACCAAGAGTAGTGCAAAACACCAAAATGACAGACATTTGTGGTCTGCTATAAATAGAAGCCATAACTTCAGAGATATACTGGCGTGTAAAATCAGCTTTAGTGAGGACATCTTCACGAGGCACATTGGAAATGTGAACGTTGTACAAACGAGCACTGACCAAAGGTATGTCGATGATGTCCCTTCCAGCAAGATCACTGAAGCTAGGAGTGGCACTAAGCCAAATACTGGGGAGAGCAGATTTGTGCAATATGTCCTTAACCAGGTCATAGGCAGGCTCGGACACATGACATTCATCTAGCACTATTAACACTTTTCCTCTCTTGTTCCCATACCATGACGGGTGGAGGAGGAATTCCTGAGCAGTGACATACCAAACAGGTCTGTCTTGATCAAGAACCATGCCTGAGGTGGAACCAGAAGCATCCATTGATAAAGCCATGTTAACATAAGGCACTACAGTTTTTACTATAGAAGACCTTGGTTCAATGACAATTATCTTTGAATATTCATGACCCACAATCAGTTTAAAGTGTTTAATAAGTGCTGTACTCTTACCAGAACCTGTGGGAGCACTAATGACAATAGTCTTCCCGGGAGTGATTGACCGAACATGTGGAGTGACATCCGCATAATTAGGTGGCAAAGAACTCCAAAACTTACTCTGCAACCAGAAAGTCAATTGCTCACTAAGCTTGTTAACATCAGGCAAGCCAATTTTCAGCAACCAAGGGCAAAAATCTGGCACAGAAATATAATTTAGCAAACTTAGGACAAATATGTCCACGAAATATAAACCCCACCGTCTACCTTCAAATTGCATGACGCCATTCATGGCAAATTGGACTTGAGCCACTTTGCGTGCAAAAGCAGCAATAGGCACATCCTTCATCAATTTTGGGAAAACGGATTTGTACCACAAGAACAACCAATGTCGAACCAATAAAGAGGTTGTGTTGACATCTGTGTCTATATGGCAACAAATAGAAGGGTCCAGAAATTCGTATACTGTCTTGCGTAAAATATAAGACAGTTCCGCAGAACCAGCTGCTGAGTTTGCCAAGGCTATTAACTGCACGGGCCAAGAAACTGTTTTAAAGAGTTTACTTTGCAAAGCAGTCAAATAACCCATGTTAAAAATAGCAGGGTTGACAAAATCTGGAACCAACGCTAATGCACCTAAAATGCTATCAACAGGGCTCAAATTACCATAAGTCAGCAATGTTCCATCTGACTTAAAAGTTTCAACGACCTCATCGACCATATTTTCTGGAAAATGGGCATCAGGCTTGTACCAGTCGGCAACAACTTTCTGGTAAGTAGGCAACTTCACTCCCTTAGGATTTGAAGGTGAATGAAGGTATCTCTTGAATGAGTTAGTGCGGACTATAACATTATGCACATTCTGGTATATATCAGGATGATGTGCTGTCAAAGATAGATAACTGCACAACCTCTTCAAGCGGTACTCAGGAGCCATACTTTTAACCGGAGCCACCATCTTCCCAACAAGTCGATCGCGATCGTGATAAACAGCCCACCTGGTAGGCTTCAAACCGGCCAACTTAAAATCTGCTATGTCCGAGGGAGTGGGAGCGCGCACAAATTTACTCAGGAAACTAAGGTTCTCTAAGGGACCAGAAGCTTCCAAATTGTTAGTTACACCCCACTTAGACATTGCCGATTGTATGGATCGGAAATTCCAGGCAGCTGGTTTGTTGCCTGCAACACTAAGTAAATGGTCATCACCGAAGCATGACAATTCATTATAGTATTTGAATTCCCGAGCAGAAAGACCAGTAATTTGTTTCCAAGCCATTAAATACAAAACAACTAAACCAACAGAGTTATCCATGCTTGTGGAGCTATGGCCTGTTGTTAGGCCAGTCCCTTTAGCATAAACATCCCCAGTTGAAGTTGTATTCAGTAATTGGCTAGAAACTTGCTTATAATTAATGTCGATTAGCCTTGCAATCCGATCATGGTCTTTATGATTTTCAAAGCCCTTTTTACGGATGCTAGCTATCAACTTCAATACATTGCCAGACAATGTTGAGTCAAACTCAGACATGTCTCCGGCATAATGTATTTGACAACGGGCATGGTTGGAATAAACATAATCCATCCAATACCCGTTCAAAGGCATGCCTACTTTAATGGGCGTTGTTGCCCATCGAAAATTGTGGTTAGGTGAATAATTCCAGACAGTTGACATGATATACTGCCCCAAAGGGGATCCAATAACTGTCCGAACCTTGTCAGCTAAATATTTCTTTGGAGGAAGTGCCTCATCCTTCACAGAAACATGAGCTACTGGGGCAAGCAGAGGAGCAAACTCAAAAGTCGCCCTCCACAATTTCTTAAACTGAGCGTACCCAATGGTGGATATAAAT